TTAACGCGCCCCCAGACTGACAGCATGTAATGCACCCATGCCTGCTGTTTTTTGGTGATGGTCTTTTTTGGGTGACGCCAAACGCGCCGGAAATGAGCGTCATCAACAAAGTTCACCATTGAGAATATCGGCGTTATCTTCATGCTTCTGCTCCTGATGTTTTATAGCGACTGATGTAATTGCGTAATATCCGGTAGTCAGTGGCAAATGACCCCGGGCGACGATAGATGCGTAACCGTGTCCAGCGAAGTCGAAGGTGATCAGCAAAGTAGGATTCGAATGTCATGATTCCTCCAGCGCATACTTCCGATAGTCTTCGCTGCCAGTTTCCTTGTGCTCGAGATTCCCTTGCTTGTTGGTGAAGAACTCTCCTTTTGGCAAGTAAACTCGTGGGAATACGCGGTGCCATTTACCATATTCGGTATCCTTACCGTCTCTGTACTTAACCGGTCCGCATGCGCTACATAGCCGTAACCCCTTTCTTTCTGGTGCATATGACCAATCGAATAGCTTTTCGAAATACCCATTAAATCCCTGAGCCGCTAGTGCAGTGTTTTCACAGCAACCGCAGTTTTCACATTGAAATAAACTCATGCCGCCTCCAGTTCAGTGATCACCACTTCCAGCCGCCCACCCTTTACCACTTCACAGCGAACCATGCGCACATCATCAATCAGACTGTCATCGGCAATGACGCCAGCTTGGGTGAGTGAGTCGAGAGGTGCTTTAAAGAGGTTGTCCAGATCACGACGCGCTCGTGTTGGTGGGTAGGCGAGGATTTTTACTTTCAGCCTTCCGGCTAGCTGGTATTGCTGATTTGCTTCGATGATGTACTGATTGACCAATGCGCTGTACTGCCGCCCCTTGCTACTCTTTATCTTCCTACCCCTTGCAACCGTAAACAGGTGGTTATTTTGCGGGGGCCATGGCAACGTGATCCGATATTCGTTCATATCTTCACCAGACCCTCTTTCAACCACATAACCTGCGTTCGCGCCATTCCTTCCAGAGCGCATTCTTTCGCATATTCCGCATCAACAAGATGCGTTCGCCTGTCTATCTCGTCGTGACACCGGCTGCATGCCACCGTGGCGATCAGGTCTGGCGGCTTAATACCGGTACCGCACAGGCCAGCAAGCCGGATATGAGCAAGGATTGTTGTTTCAGGATTTCCGTTACATACGCCCGGGATTCGCACCTGGCACTCGCGGCCTCGTGCTGCTTTGCGTAAGTCAGCCATGTTTCCTCCTCGCCTTAACGCGTAACCAACGCTTGGCTATAAGTGGATAGGTAGGGTCGTAGCTTTTCACTTCGGATGCCGTGGGGATCGGCTTGGGTTTGCTTCGACTTCGTTTGGTGGGAGTGAATATCAGATTATCCAATGCAATTTGAGTTGTGCTTTTTAGCCTCACTCGTTCTGCCTCCGCTGTAATTCCCGGTACTCGCAACTGTCAGGAATGGTTAGTCGCAATCCCTTCTGATGCGCCCACTGGTCGATATCGGTGAGGTATTTGTGCATCTCACCGATATCGAGTCGCCGGGTTGATTTAACGTATCTGGTCATTCCTGAGATAGTTACCGGCTTCGCTGGGCAATACATATCCTTGAGCCACTCGTGGACTTCCTCGTCAGTGAATTTGTCAGCACCGGTAGCGGTTAACTGCTCCGCTACTTCGGTGTTCCATTTCCACAAAAGGTTGTTCTGCGAAAGACTTCGCTTTTCACGGTACTCAGATATTTTTATGCGCCAGCGCTTGCCGGTAGAGAGGATTTCTTTGAGGAGTAACCAGAGTTGAGTTTTATTCGTTTCGTGCAGGATGAACTCTTGCACTTGTTACCTCCGGAGCGGCTTTGCGCTCTGTTGCGGATTTAGCCATTGCTTACCTCCGAAGTAATCGTATTAAACGGGCAGGCAACGCCGATTGGGTGACGACCATTACAGATAAAGCAACGGATAGTGTTTAGGGGCTCATAGGTGCTTACCACCTGCTCACGCTCTTCCTGTTCGCTTAGCGCATCACGGAAAGCCACCGCGACAACTTTGCCGCCGAACGCCTTCATGTGAGCATGTACAGGAGGCTCTTTACCGTCTTCAAAATCAATAACGAAGGTTAACTTTCCCATCACTTATCCCCTTCTGACAGTTTTTGCATAGCACTGGCGTAACGCTGCATTCCATGCTCAAGCGCTGCTTTCACCTCCTGCTTCGGTGCTGCTGCGAGCATGGCTCTATACGTAGGGTTAATTGCATCATGTTCGTTCATTGCGTCCCAGCCAGCTTTATTCATCGCAGCTGTAGGTTCCTTCGGAACTAATTGCCAACCATCCGGAGTTACCGGAGAGTTGCCAGCCTGAAGCATGGCGGCGCGGCAGGCGTTCCAGCCGTTTACCGTCGCGTTGGTTTCCTCTTCTGTCATTAGGTAATTAAAAAGCTCCTTAGCACCATGATAATCAAGGCTATCCGGCAATGCACAAGCAGCTTTCGATAATTGACAGATAGTGTCCGCATTCTTGTTCAACCTATCTACAGCACAGCTGATTATGGCTCTCTGATGGTCCGTAACTTCCATGACAGAAAGAATATGCGCCAACTGCTCTGCAATAACGCTGTTATGCGTGGTTTTGTTGTCAACTCCAAATGCCGCAATAGCCCCATCAATCACCTTCACAGCATCAGCCATTGCGTAGCCGAGATTACCGCCGTCGCTTTGTGCTGCTGCTTTGCTGAGTATTTCGCTTATCTGGTGCAGGCGATCGAGTGACACAGGACCGTGCGCAGGGTGGTTAGTTGTCATGGGGTAGTCCTCGAAATCTTGTGACCTGGCGCGAACGCTCGCGTTCTATCCTTGCTGATACGCCAGCCATGTGACCGCGCCTCTTTTGCGCAATCAGACCATGAATTTCCAATGTACTCGGCAAAATCTGGACTTCCCCATTGCTTACCGGTGCACTCATCGCAGTCGCAGTAGAGATTGACTGTGTAGTTTGCAGCAATCATCTCACTCCCCCTTCACGCTAATGCCAGCGGCGCGGATTTCGTGAATAGCGTTGTCATTACCAGCACACCATCCCTCGGCATAATCCCGGCTGAATCCGCTCATGTGCATGACTTCACCAACGCTGCGTTTTGGCAAGTTAACATCACGCGCCTCCAGTTCTGCTATGCGCTTCTCTGCGGCATCCAACTTGGCCTCTTCCCGGTTCGCACGCTCGCCCTCAGATTCTGCTAACTGGTGGTAATGCCACTTTTCCCCTTCGTATGCGCTGGCGTAGCCTTTTTCTTTCTCCAGCTCACCCAGCAGCGCCAGAACACGCTGCGCCAGCCAGCGCTTTTCTTCATCGCTATATGCGTTATCAGCAATCTCTTTGAGACGACCAATTCCAATATCACCGCCATCAGCGCGGTATGACTGTTTGTTGAGTGCTGTCATTGGGCTGCCTCCTGCTTCAATTCGTCAGAAAAATTCTGCAATTCATTGATGATTGCTTCGGTTTTCTCAGGATTACATTCGTTGCGGATAATCCACTCGATGCGATCGATAAAATCATTACGCGCACTGGCCCGCACTTCAGCCAGGAAAGCGTCGTAAGCAGGTATCTGCAATACAGCCAGTGAGCGAATCATCTTCTGAACTTCTGGCGGGCATTGTTCGTAATGGTCGTCGGTGATGAATACCGACTCGTTGTGAATTTTATCTACAGCGCTTAATTCCGCCGCCAGCTCCCTGCACTTGCTCTCGGCGTTAGCGAGCTGTACTGCCATGTCTGTGAGCTTTTGCTCGATCACGGAGTAATCTCCGTGGGTAACAAAGGCTCCTGCGCTTGTCTCGACAACAGCCATTCTGCCCTTGAAGACTTCCTTCATGTCATAACGTTTAACGCTCATAATCTTACCCTCATAAAAAAGGCCCGCGATGCGAGCCTGTTAATCGATGTTTTTGCGTTTTCGGCAGATGCCTATCCGCATCGTTAAAAATATGAATGTGAGCACCAGTAGCGATGCTTTGAATGCTCTCTCAGGGCTAAGGTCTGGCGTGTAACCAAAATGGAGGAAATGCACAACCTTACCGCCTGATTTACGCTCCGTGTGCCATAGCTCAGTTGATATCCCAAAGCCAAATACGAACTTGCCAAGGAAGTAGAATTTATCGAGCTTCACCATTTCCTCCGGGCATAAAAAAGGCCGACTATCACGGCCACGCTTGCAGATAGCTCTGCTATGTAAGGTTCAGTCATGGCTTGGTTCCTCTCCGAGCCTCTCAGCAAGCGCGTATATTTCCTGCTGAACTCTGTTAAATTCAATATCAGCTTGGCTTAGGCTTTTCTGGTACTGGAAGCATTTAGATGCCCACTCTTTTGCTTCTTTAGCTTTGATTTTTAGTTGATCTAAAATTTCTTTGTCTTTCATGNCATAAAAAAGGCCGACTATCACGGCCACGCTTGCAGATAGCTCTGCTATGTAAGGTTCAGTCATGGCTTGGTTCCTCTCCGAGCCTCTCAGCAAGCGCGTATATTTCCTGCTGAACTCTGTTAAATTCAATATCAGCTTGGCTTAGGCTTTTCTGGTACTGGAAGCATTTAGATGCCCACTCTTTTGCTTCTTTAGCTTTGATTTTTAGTTGATCTAAAATTTCTTTGTCTTTCATGTTCGCTTCACTCCGAATGTCTTAACCAGTGCCGACTCCATGCGACCTACACAGGAGCGGATACGGGCTATCTCTGTCTCTGGAAACATGCTTGATGCCATCTGCTCAAGTGCGCCTTTAAGTGGCTTACTCTCAACCTTTTCGATACGTGCCAGAGCAAATGCCTTGAGCGACTGCTTGATGCTGCGACCGTCTACGCGAGCACAGGCCCGGCATAGTTCGGCGTGGAGTATTGTTTCAGGGAATTCGGGATACTCAGCTTCGATAATTTCCCGGGTGTTACGTGCTTCTTTCATGCTCCTAACCTCCCGTAAACCATCATCAGTCGCTTTCTCGCATCGCTTTGCATGAACTCAGCAACCACTCCATTCTTCGCCGGGTCGTATGGTGCGAACATCTTCGGGTCGTCACTGTTACGCGGTTTCTTCATGCCCTTCGCTTCCTGGCTACTCAAATTTGCATCGACAGCGCGTCGTCTGATCTCTTCGTAGCCACCACTTTTCAGCCAGCGCTGATAGGCATCTTCTCCGGGGAATACGCCGATTCCCGGTACGCTGCGCAGCTTGCCCATGAACCGAAGTTGTTTGGCCTCTTCGTAGTACCGGTTACGGCAGATACCAAGCTCCTTGTAAATCAGATCAACCTTGGCTGGCTGGTTAGCTGATACGTAATCGAGAATGCGTTGCTTTAAGCTGTCCATCATGCGGCCCCCTTAGAGCGGTATGAATCCCAGGTGAATGACAGAGTGCAGCCACCGCCGTCGCTCATGCGGTCTATGACGCGCTCACCGATAAACGCTGCCAGCTCTTCTTTGGTCTGGTTGCTAATCAGGATGGTTGGCTTCATGCGCTCGTAGCGAGTGTTGATGATTTCGAACATGATCAGCTTTTCGGCATCGCTACCGAACTGCACCCCTACCTCATCGATGATCAGCAGGTCTGGCTTGGTGAAGTAGCGGATCACATCGTCTTCAGTGCGCGTTGAGCCCTTTGACCAGGTTGATTTGTACTCTCGGGCAATTTTCAGAGCGGTGGTGAATACGGCTGAGCTTTGATGCTCGGTGATTGCATGCCGCGCTATAGCCAGCGCAAGGTGGTTCTTACCAGTGCCAGGCTTACCGCACATAACCAGTCCGCCGCCTTTCTGAAGTCGCTCAGGCCATCGATTGGCATATGCCTGGCAAACCTTCAGAACTCGCTTAGCGTCATCGTTCACTGGCTCGTAGTTCTGCAGGGTGCAGGACAAGAATCGATTGGGTATGTCCAGGCCATCCAGCAGACGCTCAACGTTTCGCTTGCGAAAATCCTCATCGATGCGGATCTTCTCCGCTTGCAGCTTGATAAGCTCATCACGCATACATTCCGGACAAATGCTTGGCCTTGGCGGAATTTTGATGATGGTTCCCGTGTAAATTCTCGTCCTGCACTCAAAATCGCCATGTTTTTCGCAGGTTTCCGTGCTAATCACGATGTCAGTATCTTCAATCTGCGCGGGAGGCTCGCTCAGCTCGGCAATGCGCTTTTCAAGGCTCGATATTTTTTCATCCAGTGTCATGATCACTCCTGAGCCCATGAAGGCATTTCAGTTTTTCCGTAGTCCTTCGACGCAAAACCTTCAGACTGAAGGCCATTAGCAACCTTGCGTACCGGTCTGGATAGCGCTTGCTTGTTCTGGTAGCTAAGTTTCTGGCTAGCAGTGATAAACCAGTTCTTTGGCTTCTCATGGCTAAATTCGATATCCAACTTTTCCAGTTCGTACTTCAGGTCAATGTTCGGATACAGGCGTTTCCAGGCTTCGTAGTCCTTGTGGTTTAACCGAACGATATTTCCTTCGAATGCATAGCGACTTGAAATTTTATGGATATCAGCCTCAGCCCCTTCGCAAGTCGCGTCAGCGGCTTGGGTGTTAGAAAGGGAATCAGTATGAGGGATGAGGGAATCAGGAATCAGGTTAAGGGAATCAGCAGGATTTAAATTGTTCTCTACTGGTTCTTGTACTGTTCTTGCATGGTGCTTTTCTGGTGCTTCATTATTTTCAATGGCTTGAGGTTCTTCAATATCCTTCTTGTCTTCCTCTTTGTCGTCCTTGCACTGTTCTTTTCCGGTGCTGTCATTGTTCTCTACTGGTTCTGGTATCTCACTAGCAGCTTCTTTGCAGTGAGGGTTCTGGTGCTTCTTCCAGTTATTTATTTGGATGTATGAGTCGCCATTTACCTGATAGCGGTTGATGAATTTGTGGCTGTGAAGCTGCTGAAGCAGATCATTGCAGTCCACATCATCGAAAGGCAGTACCATTGCTTTAACTTTTTTAGGACGATCATCCAATCGCCCTTCTTTGTCAGCTATAGTCCACAGCCCGGCGAAAAGTAGGCGTGCATATGGAGAGCATTCGGCCAGTTCATCATTTATGAAAAAGCCGGGTTTGATATTTCTGGATCTAGCCATCGTTATCTCCGGGAGTTAAAAGAGTGAACTGCGCATCGAAGAAGACAACAGATCCCCCATCGCGAGTTAAATGCCGCACCACTTCTGAGCCGAACATAGCCAAGCGAATTAGAGCAGCCTCGCTATCCCCAAAGTGAGTTATACCTAATTGGCTTAGAACGTCAGCAGGACGTAAATCTTTGAATTTTTCGAAGGTTATGAAGTTGTATTTGTCGATGAGGTCATTGACTTTATTGGCATCACCGTCAGGGATGACTGACCTGCAGATGTGAATGATTTTTTCGATCTTGCATTTGAAAAACTCCCTGCCGTCATTAATCCTGAACCTCGCAAGAAGCCGATGAATTTCTTCCTCATGCTTCTCCGGATGCTGTGTTCTGAATGCTTTAACAACGTGGAATTTTTTTGGAACGCCAGTTCCGCCAGAAAGCTCAGCAGCTCTTTTATCGGGACTGTTTGTTGTCATTCCCACTTTATAGAGGCCTGGCATTGCCTCGTTCTCAAGAACATAAACCCATCCGCGAGGAGAATACCCTTCAGGAAAATCCAACTCATCGCTGACGGGTGGTTCTTGCAACCACAGCTCTATCGGTGTCATAATTACTCCTGTGAATTGATCCAGTTATTCGACTCAGAATTGCATGGTTATCTGATCAGAACGCTCCGCTCCAACGGGGCGTTTTTTCTTTCCGCACATTCTCTCTTCCAGCAAGTCAGCCAATCCCACAACCACACGTGAAATGTCGTCGTCAGTAATCGAGTAACCGATGAATTCGAGTAGTGCTGCCATGCGCGGGATGTAGTGCTTCTTCCACTGCGTTACCGATGATTTGTTTACTCCGAGATGCTCAGCTACCTGGGTAGTTCCGAGAATGGCGATGCGGTTTAGGATCCAACTCTCAATGTTGCGAGCGCTGGTTTTGTTGCGTGTTGTTAAGTCATCCATTTGGTAAATTCCTTTGGTGTTAAATAGTTAAAAGGCCATGCGCAGACACGCAGAGCCATGTTTGTTGTTTTGATTTGAAGTTAGCTTTTCAGCTACGTAGGCCGGACGGCCATTGTGAAAAGAGCGGTGTTACTTAGGCTGCGTTATTGTCGCGGCGAATGCTGGGAAACGGTTTTAATTCTTCAGCAGAAACAGAACCATCTGCATGCACGATTACCGTGATATCTCGCTTGGCTGTTAACGCTTTGAAAATAGCGCTCTGATAAACCCCAAGGTCTTGAGCAGCTTTGGTTTGACCGAATCGTTGTGCGTATTCATTAAGTTTTATGCGCTGTTCCATACGACCTCCTTAGTGCATGGATTAATTATCACCGCTGGAGGTAGTTATGTCAACACATGCGGTGTTAGTAAATTATCCCCTACGGTGTTAAATTTCTACTATGAGCATAAAAAAGAAACCATTAACAACAGAACAGCTTGAAGACGCTAGACGTCTGAAGGCGATTTATGAGAGCAAAAAGTCTACGTTGAAGCTCTCACAGGAATCCATAGCCGACGCTTTAAGTGTCGGACAGTCGGCTATTGCCGCACTCCTTAATGGTGTAAATGCGCTTAATGCTAGTAATGCGGCTGCATTAGCGAGAGTTTTACAAGTTAATGTTGGTGAATTCAGTCCTTCTATCGCCAGAGAGATAGAAGAAATGTACAAGTCTGTATCCACTGATTTAGTGGTCAGCAACGACTATGACTACCCGGTGTTCTCACATGTGCAAGCAGGTATGTTCTCACCTGAGTTTCGTACATTCACCGAACGTGATGCCGAGCGATGGGTAAGCACAACAAAGAAAGCCAGCGACAATGCATTCTGGCTGGAAGTTGAAGGCCACTCAATGACAGCTCCAGCTGGTTCAAAGCCAAGCTTTCCTGAAGGAATGCTGATTCTTGTAGACCCAGATGAACCGGTTGACCCTGGTGATTTCTGTATCGCCAGATTAGGTGGCGATGAATTCACGTTCAAGAAACTGATCAAGGACAGCGGGCAGATATTTCTCCAGCCATTGAACCCTCAGTTCCCTATGATGCCATGCAATGAGCACTGCCGGGTTGTTGGTAAGGTTGTTGCGTCACAGTGGCCAGAAGAGACGTTTGGGTGAGTCCTCAGCAAGAGACTTCTTACGCATCCATATGTAGGAAATAAAAAAAGCAGATCTCTACAACAAAAATAAGGAAATCATGAAGATATGTCGATTAACAGCAATAGCGGATCCCTGCACCAAATGCAGCTTTTCCCTGTAGTAGAGGTTGTTTCTGATGATATTCCTATGGGCGTTCTCAATGATGGAACTCCTTACCTAACTCTCTATGGTCTCGCAAAGTTATGCGGCATTGATGACACGCCACTGAGGGTGTTCACATCAAACTGGGACACAGAGAAAAATAAACCCAGAGGTCAAAAAGTAGCTGCGTATTTAGCGGAGAAAGGGTTTCATAACGTCGACAGGCTCTACACTCGAGTTTTAAATAGCTCAAACGTGGAAACTCATGCTTATCCTGACTATGTTTGCATGGCTATCCTCCGTTACTACGCTCTGGATGCCACGAATTTTGATAGATCAGTCGCAATAGGTAATTTTGTTCGCTTGGCTGAGTACACGCTTAAGCGGATGATTTATGAAAAGTCAAATTACAACCCAAATGCTTCAATAGATATTTCATTCGAGAACTATCGAGCAAGGATTAAGCTGAACGATCAGATACCGACAACTCACTTTGCAGTATTCAGAGAGATAGCTGACATTGCCATGAACTTGATCGGGGGAGGATTCCCTATGGATGACACCACATCTTTGGATGGAAGCGTTGGAATTCACTGGGGAAAGTATTGGTCAGCTAATGGGCTATCCGATAAATTCGGGGAAAGGGTGCAGCACCAACATCTGTTCCCCGAAAATTACAGGCAGTCAGCTGCAAATAAGTATATAACCGCCTGGATTTATCCTATTGAGGCGCTTGGCGTGTTCAGAAAATGGCTACACGATAACTACGCAATGGAAAAACTGCCAAATTATCTTGGGAACAAAAAGATCAGTAACGCCTCAGAGCTATTAGAGTCGATAAAAAAACCAGCACTCCCAAATAAGCATTGATCTCCACCACAACCCGGCCACCGCGCCGGGTTTTTACTGCCCCTTCCTCACGAACTCCGCAGCATCCCGCAGTAGCCCCTTGTGAATAACATTACCCACCGACTTTCGCTTGGCTTCCAGGCTATCCACAATCGCATCCCGACTAATCGCTACATCGCCGATAATCAGCTCGACAACCGCTCCGCCAATCTCTCCAGCGATGAACGCTGCGCGATCTTCTAATAGCTCATCCCGTCCCATATCCATCCCTAACCCCATAACAACGCCCTCTTTGATGTTTTTATGAGCATATCACTACAAGTGAAAAAATAAATACACACAAATATCAGCCACTTAATCATTTGCGGTAATATTTTATCTCTTGCGGTGTTGACTTAATTACCACTTGCGGTGATTATTGTATCCATCAGCAGGACGCACTACTCACCAGGACGGTGATGTTCTTTACACAACGTCGAACATTCGACTACGAGGCTGAAAAGCCTAACTAACCAAGCAATGTGCTTTGGGGTGATGTGAATTGCAGCTGCGAGACAGCAATCACGGAGATAAGCATCGTGACACGTCACCACCAAAGTTCATTCAGGAGATCGCCATGACACGTAGAACATCATTCAATGGTTCAGCATCAGGTCGTCGCAGAGAGCGTCGTGCAGCGTTACAGAACGAAGTAACGGCAAGCTCTGAGGCATTGCACCGCCCTACTGAATCACGCGTTCAGTTGCAGTGTAAACGCAAGCCAGCGATGCGATCTGAGGTGGTGACCATTACCACGATGGTTAATCACTACTCAGGGTCAACATGCTTGCCAGATGTGGCTTTGTATGCCGCTGGTCATCGCAGCAGCAAATCGGTTACGGCACGTTAATTAACTTATGAGGTGAGGCAATGGGAATTAGTGGAACAGTAAGAATTAAAAATATCACAGGAATTTTTCCGAATGGTGATGGATGGAATCGCCATCTAGAGGTTGATGTGGAGGATATGGAAATCTCTGAAGCTTTTAAGGCTGATCAGATTGTTAGCGAATACCAAGTAGATGACCTGCTAGAAGCCATCGGTGATGCAGATGTAGCAACTTGGCTTGCAGAGCAAGGATATGAAGTTTCTTTATGATAGGTCGCTACGGCGGCCTTTTTATTAGCTCACGATACAAACATAGGGTAAGGCGATGGGAACAAGACACTTGACCTGCGTGGTCAAAGACGGCGAGTACAAAGTTGCGCAGTACGGTCAGTGGGATGGCTATCCATCAGGTCAAGGTATCGACATTCTAACTTTTCTGCGTGAAGAACTTAACCGAGATGTATTTCTTCCAAAGCTTTCGCAGACATTTCAGCCTACCGAAGAACAGATTAAAGCGTGGTGGATTGAGGTTGGGCATG